AAACAGGTGTAACTACTTCACAAGATATGGTTGCTACGTTATACTATGGAAAACATATTCTAGGTGTAGAAGTATTTGTGATAGATAGTTTAATGAAGCTGAATGATATTTCTGAAGAGTCACTAGATGCACAAAAAAGGTTTGTTAATACTTTAGCAGTAGTATGTCGTGATTTACAGATACACATATTTTTGGTTGCACATACACGTAAGATGAAAGATGAAACTGATATACCTGATGCAACAGATTTGATGGGTTCAAGTCACCTGCGCAATTTATGTGACTCACTAATCCTATGCTGGCGCAACCGCAGCAAAGAAAAATTAATAGAAATAGGAAACACATCTGAAGCTGAATTAAAGATTATTCCAGATGCAAAGGTTTTTGTTCAGAAGCAGCGTAATGCACAATGGGAAGGTTCGTTTAACTTTTGGTTTGACCAAAAAGGTTTGCGATATAACGAGAGTCCACCAAGATGACAATAAATGAATTTATCAAAGAGTGTAAAAAGTTATTTGGCAACGATATAGAATACAAAGCAACTTCTAAAAACGGACAAGTATTTAAAACGAAAGGATGGAGAGATGATAAAGTGGTCGCTAACGAAAGACAACTTACCCCAGCTTATAGAGAAACTAAAAGGTCTTGACTTTACTAAACGCTGGCGTGTAACAGTAACAGACGCTAAACTTAACAGAAGTCTTGAACAGAACGAAAGGTTATGGGAACTATATACAAGTTTAAGTAATCATTTAGGTATTGAGAAAGACCGTATTCATGAACTTTGTGGCTTTAAATTTTTGAGATACCAAACTGAAATAGCAGGTATGCCTGTAGAACTTATAAAGTCAACAACTAAACTAACCACAAGTGAAATGACAGAATACCAACAACAGATAGAAGTGTGGGGTCAGACTATGGGTTGGGGTTGGGACTATTAATGAAGATATTAATTGCTTGCGAGTTTAGTGGAACTGTTAGAGAAGCATTTACTAAACTAGGGCATGATGTAACTTCATGTGATATTGAGCCAACAGATATTCCAGGTAAACACTATCAAGGTGATGTAAATGATATTATTAATGATGGTTGGGATATGATGATTGCATTTCCACCATGCACACATTTAGCTGTAAGTGGTGCTAGACATTTTGAACAAAAACGAAAAGATGGCAGACAGCAACAAGGTATAGACTTTTTTATGTCAATGATAAATGCACCAATACCTAAAATTGCAGTAGAAAACCCAATAGGTATTATGAGTTCTATCCATAAAAAGCCTAGTCAAATAATTCAACCTTGGGAATATGGTCATGAGGCTCAAAAGTCTACTTGTCTATGGTTAAAAGGATTGCCTTTGTTAAAACCAACAAACATTGTGGATAAAGGTAAATTTTATATAACTCCAAGTGGAAAAAAAATGCCTGCATGGATGAGTGACCCAATTGGAAAAGATGGTAAAAAGATTGGATACAATACACCGGAAATTAAAAAGATACGCAATAAAACATTTCAAGGTATAGCAGATGCTATGGCAAACCAATGGGGCATAAATGAACTATCGTAACCCTAAACTACTTAAACTAGCAGATGGAGCACCATGTATGATGTGTTCTATTCAAGACGGAACAGTAGTATCTGCACACTCTAATCAATTACGTGATGGCAAAGGAACAGGTATAAAGGGACACGATTATCGTATAGCGTTCTTATGTCACCAATGCCACCACATGATAGATAATGACAAGATGTTAGATAAATATGATAGAATAGCAGCATGGGAAGAAGCACATAGAAAAACTATAGGTTGGTTATTTACTAACGGACATTTGGGAGTAAAATAAATGGGTAAAGGTTCTGGAAGAAGACCATTGTTAATTTCTGAACAAGAAGCACAAGACAATTGGGACAAGATATTCAAAAAGGAAAAGAATAGTCCTGATATATCACCACACGCTTATGAATACGAACTTAATAAATCCACCGGTAATGTAGAGAAAAGATTTAAAGAAGGAACATCTAAACCTAACGAAAGTCAATTTGATGGCAACTAGCCCAACGCAGTTAAGTCTTAAAAAATTACGAGAAGAAGGATACACAGTAGCAGTAGTAGAACATTGGAATAGTTTTGCAAGAATAAGACAAGACTTGTTTGGTTTTATAGATTTACTAGCTTTAAAAGGTAAAGAAGTATTAGCAGTTCAGACTACAACTGCAAGTAACATGGCTGCACGCTGCCGAAAGATAGCTGACCATGAGAATGTCGGTGTAGTTCGTGAAGCTGGTTGGACTATTCATGTTCATGGTTGGCATCAAGACGATAAGAAAAAGTACCATTGTAAAGTTAAGGATATATCGTGAACACTAGAGATAAGATACTAACTTACCTTACAGAACCTAAAGCTATAAAAGAAATAGCAGCACATGTAGATGGTAATTATCACACCATTAAAAATTTGCTTGTTACCATGAAGATGGAAGGTCATATACACGCATTCAAAGATAAAGATAATAGACTTATGCACTATTACATTCCACAGCCACATCCATTACAAGGTATATTTGGACACACAGCAAACTTTACAGAAGACCAGATAAAGAGCATTACAATACATAACGCAGATGACTCTAAACATAACTTGCAGCATAATACTACACAAGAAACATTTGGGCAAAGCGTAGCTTATACGCTAACACAATATGATTAGTATGGAACGCTTATTGTCCATCTTAGAGGATTGGGCTTTATGGATGAAGACGGATAATCACCGTTTAAATTATCCATCTAAAAGCATAGGCATGTCATCCGGTGGTGAGTCAACTTCAGAAGCGTTTGAAGAGATGTGTTCTGCCCAAGATATGTCTAATGTTAGAACCATACACGCTATAGTGCATAGCTTAGAACAAGGACAGCAAGACGCTATCTATGCTAAATACTTGGGAGCTAAGCCACCTTTAGCCTTTTATTGGCAATTAGATATGGCATATGATAACTTGCTGACAATAGCAGAAAGACGAATAAACGCATAATGTTGTTGAACAGATATAGTAAAGTATGCTATAATACTACTTGTTGGACAACTCCTGTCCGTTAATAATGTAATCCCACAAAAGCCTGACTGCACTCTCTCCGTGGTTGGGCTTTTTCTTTTTATGAAACTATCTATTTGCGAACAATGCGGTGAACCTTTTGACTTCACCGAGTATAGCCTGTGTAATGATTGCAGATATGACCACCGATTTATTAAGTTAAGGAAAGATAATGAAAGCCAAGACCAAAGCATCAAAAAAAATCAGCAAAGTGATGAAGGAATTTAAAGCAGGTAAGTTGCATAGTGGTTCTAAAAAAGGTCCAGTAGTAAAATCTAAAGCTCAAGGATTGGCAATCGCACTTAGCGAAGCTGGTCTATCTAAAAAGAAAGGTAAATAATTATGCCAATGGTAAAAACAAAAAGTGGAGTTAAAGCATTTCCTTACACAGCAAAAGGTAAGATGGAAGCTAAAGAATACGCAAAGAAAACAGGCAGCAAAATGGCTGCTAAACCTATGAAGAAGGCAGCTAAACGTGGCAAGTAAACCAGGTCTATACGCTAACATTGCAGCCAAGAAAGCTAGAATTAAAGCTGGCTCAGGTGAGAAGATGCGTAAGGTAGGTTCTAAAGGTGCACCTACTGCTATGGCATTTAAACAATCAGCAAAGACAGCTAAGAAAAAGAAATGATTAAGAAGGGTAAGGAAACATTTTCAGGTTATAATAAACCTAAGAGAACACCTAATCATCCTACTAAGTCACATGCAGTATTAGCTAAAGATGGTGACCAAGAAAAACTTATACGCTTTGGACAAAAGGGCGTAAGTGGTGACAAGACAAATACAGATAGAGCAAAGTCTTTTAAAGCAAGACACGCTAAGAACATTGCAAAAGGAAAAATGAGTGCTGCTTTTTGGGCTAACAAAGTAAAGTGGTAAAACTAGATATATATGTAGGATATGATGGCAAGGTAGAGCCAATTGCTTATCATAACTTTTGCCAGTCAGTTATAGAAAAGTCATCTATACCGGTAAGTTTTACACCTTTAGCATTAAACACTTTAAAAGATTACAAAGAAACACATACAGACGGTAGCAACGCATTTATCTACTCACGCTTTCTAGTGCCATATCTAAATAACTTTAAAGGTATCGCACTATTCGTAGATGGCGATATGATATGCCGAACAGATATTGCAGAGATATTAGCAAACTTTGATACAGACGAAGCAATCAAGGTAGTCAAGCATCACTATACAACAAAGCATCCAGTTAAGTATCTAGGTGCAAAGAACGAAGACTATCCTAAAAAGAACTGGTCTTCAGTAATGCTCTGGAATTGTTCACATTGGTTAAACCGTCAGCTAACGCCTAGGTTTATTCAAGAAAAAACAGGCAAATACCTACACAGGTTTGAATGGCTCAAGTATCCTGAAGAACAAGTAGGTAAGCTAGACGAGACATGGAACTGGCTAGAAACAGAATACGAATATAATGCAGACGCTAAGTTGGTGCATCATACATTAGGCACACCATGCTTTAAAGACTATCAGAATACAGACTATAGTCAAGAATGGTGGGATACATACAATAGAACGATATATCCTCTTACAGGAAACAACAGGGAAAGCAAATTATGAACTTCTTAGATTATTTAACAAACGCTATGACAGGCGGTCAACCAACTCAACAAGAGTTAATGGCTCGTCAAATGGCTAAACAAGGGTTATTAGGTGACCCAAATTCAGTTGTGCGTGAAAGTGAAATGAACATGTATGACCCAAATTCAGTATTACGTGAGTCAGAAATGAGAATGACACCACAAATGGCAGGAAGACAATTACCTCCAGCAGTTCAAATGCCACAATACACTACTCCTGCAGGACAAATGAAACCAGTACCAATGCCTCAATTAGAAAGACAACCAGGCGCATTACCTCCATCTCGGATGCCAGTAGTTCCATCTAATCAAATGTCACCATACATGCAAAACTTAACTAACCCTGGTATGACAATGCAACAAAACTATATAGACCCAAGATTAATAGAAGAAATGTACTATAGAGGCTTACTAAGCCGATAAACATAGAGGGCAACCAACCTAAGGGAGTTGCAAAACAATGTATTACACATATCTACATTACAATAGCAATAACAAGCCAATATATGTTGGCAAAGGCAAAGGTAATCGTGCCTATGAAAAAAGAAACTATGGAGAACCATATACGGTTAAAATAGTGCATGACAATATACCAGAAGCACAGGCTTTAGAGTTTGAAGAGTTCTTAATAGACATTATAGGTATAGATAATCTATATAACAAATTACGTAAAGGCGGTATAAGCCCTCATTCATACCATATAGACTATGATAATGCGAAACAAGAATTTAAGAGAATTAAATCTCTTTCTGTAAAGGAAATAAGAAAATATATTATATTATTAGTAGATGATGTAATAGCTGGTAATGATAAAGCTATACGCTTTTTCTTAAAACGCTGCCCAAGAGACGTTTTGTTTAAAATCAAAGAGTTAGTGCAGAAAAACAATGGATAATAATGACGATAAAGATATTAAAGAACCTAAGGTAGGTGCACCTATAGGCAATACCAATTCTAGTAAAGAGAAAAGAATTTGGGGTAACATTATTCGCAAACTTGCTATACAAGAAGACTATAAAAGACTTCATGCTATGGCAGAGAAACTATACGAAAAAGCAGCAGAAGGTGATTTAGGAGCTATCAAAGAAGTAGGTGATAGATTAGATGGTAAAGCAGTAGCAACTACAGAATTAACAGGCTTAGATGGCTCAGATTTACCTTTAAGTATAGGAATAAGGTTTGTTGAACCAGAACCTAAACAATAGAGAACCTATTGCAGACTTCCCTGCTAAATTAAACTTTTTAACCGAAAATCATAGGTATAAAGTAGCATACGGTGGTAGAGGTTCAGGTAAGTCATGGTCTATGGCAAGGGCATTGCTTATAAAAGCAGCCAATGAGCCAACACGTGTCTTATGTGCACGTGAAATACAAAAGTCTATCAAGCAGTCAGTACATACATTACTTAATGACCAGATACAGTCTTTAGGTCTAGGAGCTTTCTACGAAGTTCTTGAAGCAGAGATTAGAGGTCTTAACGGTAGCACATTTAGCTTTACTGGTCTTGCTACAAATACTGTTGAGTCTATAAAGTCTTTTGAAGGTTGTGATGTTGTATGGGTAGAAGAGGCACAAACTGTTAGTAAAAAGTCATGGGACATATTAATACCTACAATACGTAAACCTAATTCAGAGATATGGGTATCATTTAACCCTAACATAGATACAGACGATACATATACTAGGTTCGTGGTTAATCCACCAGAGAACGCTAAGGTAGTCAAGGTAAACTATACTGACAATCCTTGGTTTCCTGAAGTGCTAGAGATAGAACGTCAACATAGCGAGAAGACTAACCCTGACTATGCAAATATATGGGAAGGTGATTGTAAGGCTGCTGTAGATGGTGCTATATACTCTAACGAGATAAGAGAAGCACAAGAAGGTAACCGTATAACAACTGTACCTTATGACCCTATGATGAAGGTTCATGTAGTCATGGACTTGGGATGGAACGACAGTATGTCAGTTATCCTATGCCAAAAAGGTATATCAGACTTACGCATCATTGGTTATATAGAAGATGACCACAGAACACTAGATAGTTATTCTGCACAACTAAAGAACTTATCCTATAACTGGGGTACAATGTTCTTACCACATGACGGACAGTCTAAAGACTTTAAGCATGGTATATCAGCAGAAGATATTATGAAGAAGTTAGGATGGGATA